GATCCTGGCGAGCGATGGACGCTTCGCCGCGGGCGTCAGCCAGCGATTTGGCCTGCTCCTTGATGAACTCGATGACGTGTTCGCCGCCCTTCTCGGACAGCCAGCGGATGATCGCGTCCATCATTCAGCCTCGCTTGCCTGGTTGGCCGCAGCAATCTGGTTGCTTTCCAGCGTGGTGGCGCTGTTGATCTCGGCCACTTCCACCGCTTTCTGCTCCTCGATCTTGGCAAGCATCAAGCGGATTTCACGGTCAGCCTGCAAACGCATCATTTCGCGCTCGGTTTCGGCCTGTTGCTTGATCTGCTCCAGTTGCAGGGCATGCGCCTGGGCGGCTTGCCCCTTCTGCGCGTCCATCTGCATGCGCATCTGCTCGCGCTGTGTCTCGGCTTGCTGCTTGACCTGTTCGACCTCGACGCTGTGATCCGGCTGCTGCTGTTCGCCTTGCTGCGGCTTGGGCTGCTGGATCTTGTCCAGCGCATCCTCCACCGCATTGCCCATCTTGGCGCGGCGGGTGATGGTCAACAGAATCTCCTTGACCGCTTCCACCGGCAAAGCGCCCTGCTGCACCGCGGGGCCGAAGGCTTGCATGGTCTGCGCAATGGCGCCCAGCACGTCTTTCAAGCCCTGCATGTCCGATTCGACCGAGGCAGCGACGGTGGAATCGGTTTCCACATCCACCTTGAACGTTCTCTGCTTGTCGTCGCGCAGGACGGCGATGATTTCATCCCACGATGGCGGCAATTGCGGCGTCGGCTGGCCTTGAGCCTGCATCATGGCCTGCTGCTTCTGCTCGGCAGTCATGAACTGCAGGCCGGTCATGGTGGCCAGCGTCTCTGGTTGGAAGCGCTCACCGATGATTTCCGCCTGGATGCGCAGCAGGTCGCGGATATAGCGGCTGACTTCGGCTTGCAGGCGTTTCAGGCGCGAGCTGCCCCAATTGGCCTTGATCTGTTGGGCCGTGGCGGTCTCGCTGGCGTTGGTCGCTCCCCGCAGAATGTCGGATATGCCGGTGATCTCGTAAATCACCTGCTTGGCTGCTTCGCGCTGCTGATACAGGACCGTCAATACGCTGGCTGCTTGCTCAATGGGCATGAACCAGATTGCACTCGCCAATCCGCCTTTCGTTTCAAGCAGGCGCGTGACATCTTTGGCGGCGATCAGGTCGTTGTCCTGCCCCTTCATCACCTCCGACATCTCGGAAATGGTCGCGTCATAGACGCCGCGCAACTTCAGGCCATCCACCAGCTTGTTGATGCGGTAGGTCAGGCGATCCAACTCGTCGGCCTGCTCGCGGTACAACTCGTACAGCGGCACAGGCACCGTGCTGGCGCTGTCTTCAATGGCGTACAGGGGGCGCGGCGTGGGCCAGAAGCCTTGCAGGTTCAGCGGATCAGACAAGGTCAGGCAAGGCGCTTCCTTATAGCCCGATGCGATGAAGATAACTTCCCGCGTGTCCTTGTTCCAGATTTCCCACACTTCGGCGGTCTTGAACATGTCCTGCACCGTCGAATCCTGCTCGGCCTTCACGTCCGAATCGTCGGTGCTGTCCAGGGGGATGACTTCGCCGCACTCGGGGAACTTGGCAATCAGTTCCTCGCGGGTCATGCGATGGCGGAAGGCGATCCACGGCACTTCGCACCATTCCTTGCCGGCGCCCATGCGGAAATCGTCCCACTGCACATGCTCGATGGGCGTTTGCTCCCATTCGAGCTCTTCGCTGTCGCCTTCCAGCGCCTCGCCGCCAGCTTCGTGCTGCTCAGCGCCTTCGGTATGCGTTTCAGCGCTCACGCCCACCTGGCGCAGGCTCGGCACATAGCGCACCCGCGCCACACCGCGCCCCGGCAGCAGCAGATCCAGCACCGTTTCCTTGATCTGCGCGTCGAAGTCGGTGGTGTCCAGCCCGTATTCCAGCGAGCGTGCCAGCACTTCGGAGCAAGCTTTCCCTATCGGGTCGGCGTCCTTGTAGCGGCGCCGCACGTCCGGGCTTGGCAGGCTGTTGTAGATGGCCGGGCGCAGCGTTTCCGTGTTCGACCACAGGATGTTGAAACTGTGCTTCTTGGCGTCCTTCTGGCGGTAGCGGTCCCAAGCTTTCTGGGCTTTCTTGCGCCAGTCGGCTTCGCGCTTGTCGGCCAGCTTCAGTTCCAGCAGCCAGCGGCGCACCACGCCGGCAGGATTCTTCTCGATGTCCTGCGGGGTTTCGATGGTCGCTTCCATGGTCAGTACCAGACTCGAACAGGGTTATTCGGAGCCGCAATCACCGGCAACAGCGCGCTTTGTTCGGCGCTGATCTCCCCGCGCAAGTTGGCGTGGAAGCCAATTGCGCCTTCAATGGGGCCGATCACGTCCAGCGCGTAGCCGGGAGCTGTCATCTGGCCACCCTCGGTTTCCACCACCACGCCAGCCGCACCCAATGCGGCATACAGGGCGGACTCGCTTTCTGCTCGAAGATAGAGGTCGCTCATGCTGTAATGGCCTGCAAGGTGGCGCTGGCGAGGCGGGGCGCGTAGTAGACAGTGCGGCGCAGCCACAAATTTCCAATGCTGACGTTGCCGCGATTTGCTCCTAGGCGCGCCAAAGTCACTGTCGGTATGACGCAAGATGTGTCGGTTGCGGCCGCAGTTCCGTTGACGGCTTGCTGAGAGTTATTTGCCTCATACGCCAACGCGGCTTTATAGACGGCGCCCGCGACCACCGTGCCGGTTGGGGCAACGCCTTGGAACGCCCCCCCGGAATAGATGTTTGCAACTTGCGCATCTGTTTGGTCGTTATACCCAACCACCATTGCGTTGTTGCTTGTTCCATCATCGAGAGTGAGAGCGCCGTAGGTCAGGTTTGAGCCTAGTCCGGTGATAGCGTATTCAGCCAGCAAAGTGCCAGAGGATGCGTTAAACCACCCTGCCAGAGACGACACCACAGCCACGTCTGCGGCTCGGGTCGCAGCAGCGCCAGCGGCCGGAATATAGGAAGTGGCAAACGGCCCGTTCTCAAGCTGGGCGATGGAAGGACTGCCCGTAACTGTGCAAGTGACCGTGCCGCCCGTCGAAATCGTGAAGGTGACAGGCGTTCCATTGCTGGCTGTGCCAAATCCAGTGCCAACAGCCGTGCCAGCCGCCACCGCAATGCTGCCGCCTCCTTCCATCCACAACGTGTAGGTGCCGGCTGTCAGGGTGACGCTTTGCGTGGCCGGGGCGCCGCTGTTGAGGAACGAGTTCGTGCGCTGTTCCTCGATCAGCAAGCCCAGCAACACGCCGCTTGCCGTGTAATCGAATCGCGGCACGTTGATGGCAGCGGTCTGCCTCGTTCCCGTGCTGTCTCGGTAAGTGGCCGAGCTGGCGCGGGTGAAGGTGACGCGGGAGTCGAGCCGGCCTGTGCCATCCACGAAGTTCAGCCCAAAGGTCGGCAGCACGGACGGATTGAGCAGGAAGTAATTCAGCGCACCAGACGCCGTGCCAATCGTGCTGTCATGCTTTTGCGCCGCACCGATCAGCCGCGCATCCTGGTGGCCATTTGCCACGCCGTACAGGTCGCACAGGGCGTGCAGATCTCCCTCAAAGGTATTCGCGCAGCCCAAGGCCGAACGAATGGCCTCTTGCAGCGAACCTTGGAGAGAGTTGTTGTTCATTCGTAGTCTCGTTTGCGACGGGCGTTTTGTCGGATCAGTTCGTTGATCGTTGTTCCAGTCATCACCACACCATCGTTCACGCCCATGGCGAAACGTGGCTTGCCATCACCAGGCGGTGGCGGCGAAAGCTCTTGCATGACCTGACAGCCATAGCTGTAGCCATCCCCGTCATGCGACGCCCAGTCATGCAATGGCTCGCTGGAGAAGGATTTCTTTTCTTCGTCGTACTCGTAGGACCAGGATCGCAGGCCATCAAGGCCGCGGGCGCAGCGCGATTCATGAAACGCCACACGCGGCGTCAGCACCCTGGCCGCATTCACGCGGTCAGCGATACTCGTCTTCTTGATGATGCGAACCTTGTCCCACCCAAATGTCAGGGCGAAGGTCTCTTCGGCGCTGCGCTTGGCCGTGAAGGTCTTGGCCTTGGCGTCATGCGGAAGCCAGAAATGGCCCAAACTGGTCTTGCCGTGCTTCGGTGCGTACTGAGCCAGCTTCTTTTCCAGCCGGTCGCACCACTCTTCGGCATCGATGCCCCAGCCGCCGTCATAGTCAATCAGGTGATACCCGCCCACCACTGGCTGCCAGAACCACCACGTAGCCGTATCGCGCCGGCCCAAGTCGGCACTGATTTCTATCGGAGCGCCGTTCGGGTCGTAGTCGATGAGGTCAGAAACACGCCCTTCCCTCTCAGCCAACGTGATCGATTTGGCGAGAATCGCGCCCAAATTGGCAGCGTCAAAGCTGCACTCGTATTCCTGCTCAAACTTGGACAGCCCGTATTCGGCGCCAAACTCATCCATGTAGGCCTGCCGCTCTGCCGCCAGCCGCTCGGGCGTGAACACGCCGGTCTGCGCTGCAGTCAGCACCTGGGCAAAGGCCTCGGGGTTCTTCTTTGCCGCGTTGTAGGTCGTCAGCGCATGATTGCGCCCCCGCGGCGTAGTGATGAACATCTGCCAGCCGTTGTTCTCGGCCACGATGGGGCGCAGATACGCCCTGGCGTTTGGGTTCGACAGCGCCCACTCGGAATACACAATCCCAGCCGGCGTCGTCCCCACCAGGCTGTTGGGGTTATCAGAGCCGACCACCTGCCAGGTCGAGCCGTTCACGAACTCGATCAGCATTTCCTGATTGCGCGTGGTCTTGCGCAACTCATGCGGGAATGCCTCGTCTATCCGCTTGCGGCCGGTGTGCGGGTTCACCGCATCCCAGATCGCCTTACGAGCCTGCGTGTACTCGGGCAGCATGTGCCAGTAGCCGGCCGTGCGCTTGAACGCTGCGCATGCAGTCGTATGCAGGGCGATTTCATCCTTGCCGCTACGGCGGTGCCAAATCAGTTCAGCCAGCTTCCCACCGTTCTGCAGGTATCGCCACGCCTCAAGCTGATACGGGCGAGGCTCCCACTTGTTCGGGAGGTCGATCTCCATCAGAAGTGCTTGATGTTGACCGTCAGGCTGCTATCAGTGCCGCCCTCATGCGTAATGGCACTCAGATCCGGCACAGACTTGCGCAGCAGGATTTCAATTGCCTTGAGGCGGGAAGCGCTCAATTCAGCTTCGCTCGTGCCAAGTGCATGATTTTGCAAGACATTTATAAGCTGACTGGCCTGGATCTTGGCCCTTACATCGTCTTGGTGGTTCTTACGGAGCCTTGCCGCCATGACCTCTCACCGCTGTTGAGCGATGCCTCAGTTTGGCGCGGCGCTTATAGGCCGCATTCAGTTGGAAAAGAAAACCCGGCTGTGTTGCCACAGGCCGGGTCAAGGTCGATGCTCTGACCAACAGGGAGGAGACACATGAAACAGGTTGATGGCTCGCTATCGTCGCCCGAGTCGAACGGGTAAAGGCACCATCGGGCAAGCTACCCTAGAGCCCACGATTCAAGCCTACGCTTGCGCCATCAGGGGAGGTGACTAGCCTTCCGTGGTCTCCCCATCTATGGAAGGAAATGGGGCGCACACCAATCACCTCGCCTGATACCGCTGACAACAGCCGGGGATCAGACCGGCTGGCCTCGTACTGTTCAAGCCCGATGCTTTCGCAGAGCGGAGTACTAGTTGAGGGAATCCACCCGAAGCTGGGCGGCGGGCCACGCCTTGGTGCCGCATCCCTGCGGCTGTTCCTGCCTCGTGGGCTTGGGAACATGAAAGCGGAGTGGCGCTGTCAACCCTCAAGAATGACCGCTTGGAAGTGGTCAGTCTTGAAGATGCCCGTTTATCGTCCGGGCAAGACCTTGTTCTTACTCGGTGTAGTGATACGCCAGATCGACCTTGCCGCCCATGTCCTTCGGCCAGACCACGTTGTATCCAGCGGCACGCATGGCACTCACGCCACCATCAAGTCCGTCCATGACGCGCAACGGCGCGCCATAGGCTATGCCGCCGTTTTCGTCCGATTCGCCTGCCAACAGACCTGCTGAGTGCAGCACAACCCTGTCCAGCCCTGGTGCCACAGCGTCGAAGTGGCTCACAACCAGATGGCTTTCTTTAGTGGCGCGGGCCACGGTCGGGTCAGTCGATTGGACATCAGACAGGAACACCATCGGAGGCTCGCAACTGAACAGCATGGTATGGGGGGACAGCTTGCGGATGAAGCGTGCTTTCATTTCGACCTCGTATTGGTGTTCCTAGCGATGAGCGCCGCCAGAGATGCGCTGCGTAAACGAAAAAAGGCCCACCGAAGTGAGCCTTTCGCGGGGACGCAACTTCCCCTACCCCTAACCGTACAGCACTTATTGACGTTGCGCAAGCTATTTGTGTTGTTATTTTGCGAAATATTTAGCTTTGAACGCATCCTTGGCCGCAAGGTATAGCGCTTCCTCGTCGGAGAAGCGCCAAACCTTATAGCCAAGGTTGTGGCGTTTGAAGATGATCTGCTGGTGCGGCGGCGTGAGGCTGTCGATGGCGGCATTGGCTTTGCCCATTTCGTAGGCGTCGGCCGCGTCCACCATCTCCTCGGCGTCCTTGATCCAGGATGGCTGGAAACAGGGCGACTTGGCTGGATAGCCGGCCACATCTGCCCCGCCAGTTCGCATCCAGTCTGCCCAGCGCAGGATGACTTCCTCGGTCTCGTCTATGTCTCGTTGCATGGCTCCTCCCTGGGGTTAGAGGCAATATGCAGTTTTTGCATACTGCTTTTCGATAGCAAAGTGCATTTGCCTCACTTTGCAATTTGGTTCGCTGACCAACCCTGAATGATTGCCACTGCCGCACAGATCGCAGCGGCTTTCAGATCGCCGCGGTCAAAGCACGCCAGAGCGCACCCCATCGAAAGCCCCGATGTCCAGTAAGCGAAATGCTTGAGCATCTCTCCTCCCTATACGTGCTTGCTCGGAACCCGCAGCAGATCGGCCGATCCTGAGCGCCTGCTGTCGTAGTCAAGGCTGGGGATGTGCTGGCCGGATAGCTCGCGCATGCGATAAGCAGGCACGGGGACAGGCTTTGCAACCGTCTCCAGTTTCCCGGGGATGAACCACCGCCCCGGCCGCCCTGCGCCGCCGTCCTCGTTCTGAATCAGCCCTTCGCGGCGCAACGTATCCAGCATGTTCCATATTGCGCGGTGCGGAACTCCGAAAGACCTGGCAACGGTCGATGCATCAAACCGCTGCCCGGCGTTGCGCTGGAAATGCGCCAGCACGGCGCCCTTGTCTAGTTTGGACGCCATCTCAGACCCGCAGGCTGTCGCTGATGTCGTTGATCTGCCAGCCCATGGCGGAAACCCGATGTGCTAGCGCCAGAAGCGTTTCTTCGATTTGGCATCCCGCTGCCGGGCTGGGTTCGCCAGGCGTGCCACCTTTCACGGGGTGCGTGCCACGGACGGGCTTGAGCCTGTCGCCAAGCGATTGCAACAGGATTTCCACGCCGCTGATCTGCCCCGCCAGTTCGCGGATTGCACTGCCGATGCCAGATTCGCTCGTAGCGACCTCGCGGTCACTGAGTTTCTGAACCATTCCAATTGATGTGCCTTGCATTTCACTTCTCCTTGAAAAGCCTTTCGGCTGGTTCTGTATGGCGGCTTCGGTAAAACGGGGATTGGTGTCCATGTCACAGCTCCCGCTTCAAGATTTGCTCTGTCGCGCTGATTGAGCGACTAATGACATATGCCAAGTCGAGCAACTCGCCTTCTTTCACGGTGCACACGTGGCGGTCATCGCAGTAGACCGACACGAATACCGGGAAGCCGCCTTCTGCCTCCACTGCCTTGTATTCTCCAGCGCTAAATTCCATCTCACATCTCCCCTTTCAACTTCTCTAAAATCGCTTCCCGCGCCGGAGAGCCGGGAAACTTCCCTATGACAGCAAGCATGGCTTCCTGCCGCTTTCGATTCGGCCGGCTATCTGCCACCAATCGCACACAGCAGCCCAGACAGTTGAAGTCATAGGCTCCGCTGTGTTCGGTGGTGGAAGCGAGATGGCAGGCGGTACACATCAGGCAGGTTTCTCTGCAAGGCCGCGCCATGGGCGCCGCTGCATGGCAGCCACGATTCCACTCGCAGCGCAGTACCTCCAGTACTCGCCGTCCCAGTAATCAGGCGAATTCACGAGGTCGTTGTGATAGTTACGCTCATATAGGCCAACATGCACCGGCCTCACATCACCCGCGAACCATTCAGTCCTTGTCATTTCCCTCTCCTTTTCTCCAAACGGCGCGTCTTCTTGCGCATGATCTTGATGAACCGCTTCAGCCACTCAATGTCGTGCTTGCGCGGGGCTTGGTCGGCTTCAAGAGATTCAACCACCGCCAGCCCCAATCGCCGGATAAGGCCAATGCGGTAATCAACAGCACGGCCTGCGCCATACCGATTGCATTGCTTACGCTGCGCATGAGCATTGCGCGTATCAAAGCGAAGATGAGGGGCAGAGCCGACCGACCTGTAATGACCACAGTCGTATCCCCCACCGACTGCACCAGCACCCAGAGGCTCGTCGCAACAAATGCAAGGCTTGTCCTGGTCGCGTGTTCTGACGTACTTGTTGAATTCACGCTGCGCCTCCTTGATGTAATCGCTGCGGGTCTTGAGCTTTTCCCGCCTCACCGCGTCCTGCTTCTTCTCTTTCTTGACTGCTTCAACCTTCCCCACCACCAGCGCACACGGCACCGAACAGGCTTTCTGCCCCATCCGCGCCGGCACAAACCTTTCCCCGCACTCCGGGTTCTGGCACTTCTTCTTGCGCTTGACCTCCACTCGCGTCTCTATGGGACGGGAGCGAAGGGGAGATTTGCGCTGTAGGGGGGATTTCTGGCGGAGCATCAGGCATCCTCCAAGCGCTTAACCTGGCACCGCAGAGCCAGCTCCACCAGCCACTTTGCCAGCTCCAAAGGCGTATGCTCGCGCTCGGCCTTGGTGATCGATGGAAGCCGTGGGTAAGACTTCGTGGGGCGCACGCAGTGCGTCGGCTTCCCCTCTCGACTCGGCATGGGGGGGATGTCGTCCGGGTCGCAACCCACCACATACAGCCAAGTGCGCTTTTCGGCGCGGTGGCCCCAGTGGAACTGGTCGATTACCAGAGTCCAGCCGCCCCAGGCGTCCGGGAAACGCCCTGGCCGTGGCATGCCGCAATGAGCAAAAAGCGTCGACTCTTCGGGATGTTCCAGAACGCCGCCCCAGTTTCTTACTTGCTCCACCGCCCACGGGCCTAGCGCCTTCTCATCTGCTCGTGGCTTCGCGAACTGGCGCAGGCGCCCCCATGAGCGGCAAGGCGGATGGGCAATCACTTGGTTCCCGCCTGGCCAGTTCCTGGCATCACGCGCGATGTCCCACACGTCGCATTCAGGCAGCGTCTTGTAACCGCTGTCCTCACGAGCGAAAAGCACGGAAACCTTCACGCCACCCTCCGCAACGGTTGCACCGGCTGCATGGCCGGCTCTGGAAATTCCAGCCGCACTTGCGATGCGAAATGCTTTTGCACTTCCATCAGATACCGGCTCTTTTGGTCCGAGGTCATCAGCGACGTGACCGGGACGAACTTCATGGCGTCCAGCTTCTGTTCGTAGCTCAGGCTGGTCTTGATGGCCTGGTCGTAGAACTCGCGGAATTGCTCATCCTCGGCGCGCAGGATGGGCACGCCGAAATGCAGCTTGCAGAAGGCTTTGTATCCAAGCGCATCGAACTCGCGCAGCTCGCGGGCCAGTTGCTCGTACCAGACATGGCCGATGGCGTTCTGGTCCAGGCTGCGGTCGCGTCCGGCCTTGAAGGAAATGCGCAGGAACTTGTGCTTGCCCCAGGCTTCGCGCAGCTCGCCAATGGCGGAAGACAGGGAATCGGCGCTGTTGGCAATGAGGGTGGTCATGCCGCCTCCAGCATGTCCAATTGAACCGGCGCCGTGGCGCGCATCACCAGGCGCACCACCTCATTGGGCTTGCCCGTCACCTTGTTCGCAATCGTGTCGTGATGCTCGATCAAGGGCTGGCGCCCGTCCTTCTCATGCATGAGCGCATTGACCCGGCCGCAGGCCGAGCCTTCTTTCATGCTGGTCTTCAGGGCAATCTGTTCGCGGGTCATCGGGCCGAACTTCTGCAGCGCTTCCAGCACTTCTAGTTCGCGCTTGGACAGTTCTCCGCTATCGCGCAGGGAGATGTAGGCAGCCATAGAGTTGGGGTGAATCATGCTGCGTCCCTCTTCAAACCTGCCTCGGCTTGCGCCGCCAATTCCTGCTTGCGCTTAGCGACCGCATCACGTTCAGCCTGAATCGCTGCTTCGCGGGCCTGTGCGGCTTTTTCCCATCCGTCTTGCATCGCGGCCAGCGCTTCCTTGACCATCTTCAGACCTTCGGGCGAAGGCTCGCCAATGAAGTCCGAATGGTTCGTCAACAGGTGCTGCACTGCCGGAGCCGACAGAAGGCCCGCTGCCTGCGCCTTGCTGAGCGCCACTTCGCGCTTGGACACATCCCAGCCCAGCGACACGTTCCACTTGCACGGCTTGTTCGCCAGGCGCGCAGCAGACACGAGGCGGTTGTAGGCATCTTTGAAGGCCATGCGGGCGCCGACTTCATCGCCCATGGCCAGCACCGGAGAACACAGGGCAAAGGCTTCGGCAGTCTCAGCGGTCCACACCACCGTTTCTTCTTCGGAGCGGGAAGTCAGTGCAATGGCCCAGGCTTCTTCATCGCTCGGGCGACCGTCCATCAGCTTGCAGAGCTTGGCAATGCCGGCAGGCTTGGGCTCGAACTCGCCGTTCTCGTCCAGGTAGGCAGCGAAGGCCATGCCCACGGTGCGCAGCGGGAACGGGCGCAGCAGGTCAATCCAGACCTCAATGATGGAAGCGGCCGGCAGGGATTTGCCGTAAGCGCCCATGGCCTTGGTAAGCATTTGCAGGAATCGGCCCTTGTCTTGGTCTTCCATCACGGCTCCATGTCGATGGTGTTGGCGTCGGTGTCCTTCACGTCACCCATGACCTCGGCAATGATTCGCTCGTTGCGCTGCTCAAGGGTTTCGTTCTCGGCCGCTGCCTGGTTGCTGTCGAGCTGGATGAAGCGGTCGATCTTTTCCGCGTTGCGCAGAATGAGGCCCAGCCCGTTGTACTTCGTGTTCTGGTAGTTCTGGCCCATGTTGTAGGGCGACTTCGAGCAGCCACGAATGGCTGTGAAGATTTGCTCAACCGTGTAGGACTTCAGGGCGCGTTCGATGATGCTGCGACGGTCCTTGTCCAGCACGGAGCGAGGGGAATTCATGACGTGCTGCCAGTAGCAGAAGATTTCTTGAACCACGTCGGGCAAGCGCCCGACAGGCGCGAGAGCGCCGACGTTTCCCTTCCCTTCCTCTTCCCTTCCTTTCCCTTCCTTTCCCTTCCCTTCCCCTTGGACTTGCACAAGCGGCGTGGCTGTCGCGTCGCTCACGCGTGCCTCACGCGTGCAAGTCACTGATATTTCAGTACCTTGTTCGGGGCCGGGGAATTCAGAGCCTGCTTCGCGGTTATTGATCACCTGATGCTTGGCAAAGCTTGGAATGCAGCCGTATTCCTCGCCTGCGACGGCGTATTTCCGAACAAATCCACGCGAGGCCAACGCGTCGAGCACGCGTGAAAAGTCGATGTCGTCGTGTGGAAGCACGTCCAGCTTCAGCGTGCGCGGGCGCCACTTGAACCGGCCGTCTCGGTCGCAGCAAGTGAACAGGCCAATGAAGGCAAGGCGAACCGGCAGGCCGCACGAAGACTCCAGGTCATACAGGTCTTCGTGCTTGAACAGCTCGGGCTTGACTGTGCGGATGCGTGCCATTACCTAGCCGCCTTCCGATCAAATGCTGATTGCCCCATGTCCCTGCTCCCCTTGTTGATGCGCATCAGAAACCGTTGCGCGGACTGCCTTTACTCTGCGAACCTGGGTCACTGTTTTTCCTGCGGCCCGAGCGTTAAGACGCGCCTCCCTGGCGCGATCCTAGTTATGCTGTGTTTTCTTCCGGCCAGTGTTTGCGCCGGACCGCAGACCAAGCCTCAACGGGCATCGGATCGATTTGCAGATGCCAACGCTTGCGCTGGGCGGCATGCTCCTGAAACCATGCGTAGAACTCACCGAACGTCCATGATTTGCGCTTAGCACGACCGCGCCGACGGTTGCAGCCTCGGCACACCGGCTGCACAGCCAGTGGATAGTCATAGTCTCGGTGGTCGTATTCAGTAGCTACAGCTCCGCAGTCAGCGCACGGCGACTCTTGCGGAGGGGCTAACAATCCGTTCTTGCGAGCCAGCGCCACAGCTCTTGCCGCCAGATAGCGGCCAGATCCATATTTGCTGTAGTGCCAGTTAGCCTTTGAGCAGGCGAAGCAAGTCCTGCTCTGGTGGTTCATGTTCTTGAACGGTTGCCCGCAATCCATGCATGGACGGAAGGGCTCGGCGGCTAGTCGGCAATCGACACATATGTCGGTCGCCAAGGAGCCATGTTTGGCGCCGCAGTTGTTGCAAGTCTTCGAGACCTTTTTCATGCGCCAACCTCGGGCTTTGCTGATTGCTTGCACAGCCGCTTATGCAGCCTTTCCAGCTTTTGCGCGAGGTCATACGTGATTCGGCTCCCGCGCTTACCGTTGGCAATGTAGGAGATGGCAGCCTGGGTGCAGCCCAACTTGTTCGCCAGTTGATGCTGGCGAAGCCCGGTTTGCAGCAGGTCGTTGACGTATTTTTGAGCGTCCATAGCGCCCATAATAACGCCCGTTGTTTAGCGGTGTCAACAACCAACGTTATTTAGTTGTTGCGTATAGTTCGCCGCACCTCAAGCCGCGTCCTAGACGCAACATGCGCAAACAGATGAAAACTCTTGCCGAACGGCTGAAGTGGGCGCGGGAAAGAATGGGCCTGACCCAGAA